AACTAAGAGAGCAGTTGGCAAAACTATCTAGCGCGGCGGCACCTGCCACTGTAGAACTGGGGAAGAAGCCAACCATCGAGAGTGCTGATTACGACGCTGATTTATATGAAAGGCAGCTAACTGATTGGTTTGAACGGAAACGAGCGGTAGAAGAGCAGGAGAAGCGGCTTGAGGCGCAGAGGCGCAGCGAGCAAGATGCGTGGAATGCAACGCTGGCAACCTACGGAGAAAACCGCAAGTCGCTCAAAGTGAAAGACTTTGAAGAAGCCGAGTCAATCGTTCAGGACGAGTTACACAACACTCAGCAGGGCATTATCCTGCAGGGTGCTGATAACCCGGCGCTAGTCATATACGCTTTGGGCAAAAACCCAAAGAAGGCTAAAGAAATTGCATCCATAAAAGACCCCGTGAAGTTTGCCTTCGCGGTAGCAAAACTGGAGACACAGTTGAAAGTTACTAATCGCAAGGCAAGCACGAAACCGGAATCGACCATTAGCGGAAAGGCTATGAAGTCAGGGACGGTTGACTCAACTTTAGAAAGATTGCGAGCGGCAGCGGAAAAAACCGGCGACTATTCAAAGGTCACCGCATACAAACGCAGCAAGCGAGCGGGTACTTAACTTAATATAATCAAGGATTTATCATGGCTAACGAGTTTTCCAAAGAAGAGCGCGTAGCGTTCGAGCAAATGACCGAGGGCTTTGAAGACGCCCTAGTATTGAGCCGCAACGTGTCAGTCTACAACACTGACTCGACGATGATGGAACGTGCAAACGACACCATCTGGCGACCAATGCCCTACATCCTGTCAAGCATTGACGGCGCTCCCCGCACCGACATCAGTGGCTCATACCAGACTGCTACCCAGTTGTCTGTTCCAGCTACGCTTGGCTTTAACAAGACTGCACCTTGGACCCTGGACGCAAAAGAACTGCGCGACGCTCTGCAAGAGAATCGACTCGGTACTGCTGCACGTCAGCGTCTGGCATCTGACATCAACATCGCTGTAATGAACGTGGCTGCTGCACAGGGCACCGTGGTTGTTAAGCGTACCGCTGCCGCTACTGGCTTTGATGACGTTGCAGAGCTTGATACAGCGTTCAACGAGCTGGGCGTTATGTCTGAAGATCGTTACTTGGCGCTGTCAAGCCGCGATTACAACGGCATGGCAAGCAACCTGGCTGGTCGTCAGACAATGAACCAGAAGCCTACAACTGCCTACGAGAAGGCATACGTTGGTACTGTTTCAGGCTTTGAGACGTACAAGATGGACTACGCCAACCGTATTGCTGCACAAACTGCATCAATTACGATTGATACCGATGGCGCTAACATCGACTACGTTCCTGCTGCCACCAGCACTTCAGTTGGCGGTCAGATTAACGTTGACAACCGTACTCAAACCATTAGCTGCACCACGAACACTGGCGTAGTTGCTGGCGATTGCTTTACGATTGCAGGCATTAACTCTGTTCACCACATCACGAAGCAAGACACAGGTCAGCTTAAGACCTTCCGTGTTATCTCTGTTCCAAGCACCACTTCGCTTGTTATCAGTCCTCCGATCATCTCAGCGTCTAGCGCCCCGACTGATCCAGAACTGTGTAGCCAACTCAGTGTCCAACACTGCTGCGGTTACCTGGTTGAACGTAGCAGCCGCTGCAATCAACCCATTCTGGCACAAGGACGCAATCGAGTTGATGCCAGGTCGTTACGCTGGCGATCCCGATGGCGCCACTATGCTGCGTTACACTTCAGATCAAGGTATCGAGCTGACGTTGACCAAGCAGTTCGCCATTGATACACGGGTCACCAAGTACCGTCTTGACACCTACTTCGGTGTTACAATGTGCAACCCAGAAATGGCCGGTATCGTTATCTTCGGTCAAACCGTTTAAATAGGTTGGGAAGAGAGAGGGTCAATCGGCCCTCTCGATTCTTTTGAGGAATTGATTAATGCCATTAAAGAAAGGTTACAGCTCTAAGTCTATCGCCTCCAATATCAAGACAGAAAAGAAGGCCGGTAGGCCAATGAAGCAGGCGGTTGCCATCGCATTGTCCACAGCCGAGAAAGCGGCGAAGAAGGCAGGAAAGCCTAGCAAGGCGCCAAAGAAAAAGTCAAAGAAATGATCAAGATATATAAGCCATTGCCTGAAGGACACTACAAGCGGATAATGGTTCAAGACCCGACCCCATATTTAAATGATGGCTGGTTTCACAGTATTAGCGAGCACCAAGAAAGTCTCGCCAAAGAAAACAGGATCCCGGTGGCTACCGAATTGTTTAAGGCCATCCCGGAAGTGCCAAAGCAAAAGCGGAAATATCGCAAGAAGACAGAGGCCGAGTAATGTCATACACCAAGAGACAGTTCGTTACCGCAGCCTTTGAAGAGATTGGCCTGGCGTCGTTCGTCTTTGACTTGACTGACAACGAGCTGCTTTCCGCTTGTAAGCGCCTTGACGCGATGATGGCGCAGTGGAACGCAAAGGGCATACGATTGGCCTACCCTCTGCCTAGCAGCCCTGAGAGCACCTCTCTGGACGCTGAGACGGATGTCCCTGATGCTGCAAACGAAGCGATCATCCTAAACCTTGGCATTCGTATCGCGCCAGGCTACGGCAAGACCGTATCACCAGACACCAAGATATCAGCCAAGGCCGCGTATACAACGCTGCTGGGCTGGTCAATGGGAACGCCTCCAGAGAAGCAGTTCCCCAGCTCATTACCAGTAGGCGCCGGTAACAAGTCATGGCGCTACATCGATGACCCATTTATGCCAGCACCAGTTGATCCGCTGACAACCGGCGGTGACGGAATACTAGACTTCACATCCTGAGGAAATAAAATGTCAACAATTAACCGACTGTCCAGTGTAGATGTCCTACAGCCAGGTGATCAGATACCAGTTTGGGATAGCTCCAACGGAGACACCAGAAAGGCATCAATGACCACCCTGTTGGCATTCGTTGAGTCATACTTCGCAGACCCTGACTACAGCACGCGCATCGTTGCGCCCAACGTCGATGGCTTTAACGTCGATATCGGCAATACTGGCGACTCATCCTGGCTGATCGTCAACCCAGTCCTGAACTACACAACCGGCTCGATCACACTGCCGTCAACGGCCTATGCCGTCAACGATCAAGAGATCACGGTGGTGTTCACCGCGCAGGTGTCATCATTCTCGATAACCGGTGCCGGCGCCACAGTGCTGGGTGCCCCGACGCAAATCGGCACATACGACTCGTTCCGGGTGCGCTACAACGCTGCCCAGTTGACCTGGTATACGCTCGACACAACCGGCGACGGCAGCGGTAGCGGCACATCATCCATCGTTCGCCAGGACTTCACCGGCGATGGCGTGGTCACCACATTCGCATTGGCCAACGCACCCGCTGCACTGGGCAACGAGCTGCAAGTGTTCATCGACGGCGTCTACCAGGAGCGTGCCGGGTACAGTGTGTCAGGTAACGACCTGGTATTCAGCGAAGCACCACCCGTACTCTCAACCATCGAGGTTCTGGCCTGGGGCGTTAACGACATCGGCGCCACAACAGCTAACCTGGTGACCTACACCCCCGCTGGCACAGGCGCAGTTGCAACTACCGTGCAGGACAAGCTGCGAGAGTCTGTGTCTGTTAAGGACTTTGGTGCGGTTGGTGATGGCGTTGCTGATGACTACGCCGCCTGCCAAGCTGCAATAGACTCTATTGCGGAAGGCGGTGTGGTTCACTTTCCTGCTGGCGTTTACAAGCTATCAGACACCCTAAAGATTATTGACAACGACCCCGCAGATAACCACTTCATAACTCTACGAGGGGATGGTGCAGAAGCCACTTGGCTAGTACATTCTGGTACACAGACTACGGGCTGCGTTCAGATAGTTGGTTCTGTTTATTGGGTAGGCGCAGCGTCTTCCTACTACCATCTAAACAATGGTGCCAGTCATGTTAAAGACATGGCCCTTGGGTCTAACTACGGGCCAGCCTTGTACTGTAAGTTTGCTAACAAGATGCGACACAAGAACATCCTTCTCTACTCTGCTGGCACAGCAACGGCCAGCCTTACGATTGAGTCATGTATTGAGTCATTCTTTGAGGACGTGGACACAAGCCTTGGTAACACCGCTTTGCCACAAGATATGTATGCGCTGGTGATTGCTGCGCTACCAACGGGCAATGTCACCCTACCGCTTAACTCTATCCGCTGTGAGAATATTGCCTACAATGACGGCGTGAATGGGTCTGCTACAGTAGTTAATGGTGAAATATTTTTTAATAATTGTCGTTCAGATGGGGACTGCACAGATAACGCAGTAGACCTGAGAGGTATTGCGGGAGGTGGGGTTGCGACGGAAACATTTTTAATACACTTCTCCCAGTGTAAATTTACATCTGGTGATTGGATATCTGCTGCCCCATATACCCCTTGGGTGGTCAATATAAACGGCTCTGCAAGGGTCACTTTCTCCCAGTGTAACCTTGAACCGAAGCTGGGGCCATCTGGTCAAGCTGGCGGGTCACTACGAATTAGCTCCAACCTTGGCCCGGCCAGTGTAATTTTAGACCAATGCTACCAAGAGTCTGCTGGGTTTGTTGATATTGGGGTCTATGAAATCAGCAATGACCCAGATGCCATAGATTTCACTATGGTCAACTGCGATTTTTATGGGGTGAGAGTGTCGCCGTTTGCTTTAGGAACTTCCTCTATAAAAACGCTTCACATGGATGGTAACGTTTTCAACATAAATCTTGACGGTAACTTCTCAACAGCCAGAGACAGTGTTCCTGGGTACAATGTCACAAATAACTTCTTTGGTTCAAGCAGATCCATCTGTAGTTATTCAGGAAGTAATAACTCGGGGATTCAGATAGTAGAAGGTCTTGATTTTACCGGACAACCCACACTTGGAGGCATGACATCGAAGGTAATAGGTAATGGTGAGGAGGGCTTGTTCACTCCGGTAGTAACTTCTCTCACAGGGGCAATCACAACATACTCAGCCTCTGGTATTTATAACAGAATTGGTAATCAGGTCACTTTTACTTTTGCTATTAACTTGACTGATGCGGGAACAGGTGGAAGTGCGCTAGTTGTGACATTACCTTATGACTGGGCGGTACTTGAACCAATAGGAAGTGGTCGAGACAACACTGCTGGACTTGCATTACAGGTGTTGGGTGCAGCGACAAACAATGTTTATGTGTTTAAGTATGATGGCACAACAACTATTGCCACCGGAAAATACATAATGGGAACTATCTCATACCGTACAGCCTAATTTAAGAGATCAAGACAATGGCATTAACTAAAGCAACAACACCCATACAACCACAGGTTAGTTACCATGCTTAAGACAGTATCGACACAACTAGCCCTGGCCTCGGATACTCTGAGTGAGATCCTGGCTAAGGGTAATACAAGTGGGCCAAATGACATCATCATGGATGCCGGGTATGGCATCAACGGCACCCTAGGCGCAACCACACCCGCAAGTGTTGTGGCTACTACTGGGACGTTTAGCCCCAGCACCGGGGATACACCACTGAGTATTATTACTACTACATCGGGAGTTTTTGCCAGCTTCAAGGATGGTGGAACAACCGCAGGCAGAACGCCCCTAGTTGGGGCTATCGGTGACGACCTTGTGTTGTATACCAGCGCAGGCTCTTACTCAGAGAAGCTACGCATTACGGCAGCAGGAGAAGCGACGTTTAGTGGCAACGTGGTTCTAGCATCAGGCAAAGGCATCGACTTCTCAGCCACGGCTGGCACTGGCACCTCTGAGCTGCTCGATGACTACGAGGAGGGGACTTGGACACCGAATATATCAGATGCAGTAACTGGTGGAAATGTTGGTGGCGGATTTTATGACGGAAGATACACCAAAGTTGGCAATCTTGTTTATGTTACAGGGTACATGATCAACGGCACAACGGCTGGCATGACTTCTGGCAACGATCTGTACATTCAGGGCTTGCCATTCACGTCAATTAACGAATCATCTTTGGCTGTTTCTGGATCAGTAACGACTTCGGCAGTTACCACTACAGGAAATTTAACTACAAATTTATTAAATAACGTAACAGCTTTTAGAATATCTGAATCTGTTTCTGGGGCGACAGAGGATTACTTGGAAGTTAGTAATTTATCCACTGGAAATAGTGACCTATTTTTTACATTTTCGTACAGGGCGGCATAAAGGAAAAGTAATGGCAAATACTAAAGTAAGTTATTCTATGATTGATGGCGCTCCAGCCAATGTTCTTGATAGTGGGGCATCTTCTGATGGAGTTCAAAATAATCAACCCGCAGTACAAGCAACATTCAATAGCGTCAATAATGTTGATGGGTCTATTGTTTCTTGCCAAAATAATGTTCGGATTGCTAACGATGTTGGTTATTCTGATGCAAATGTTATTAAGCATGAGGATTTAATATGGCCTTCACAAGCGGCCATTTGGGGTCAAGGCCCGACATGGGAAACTGTTTTAACACAAAATCAGTTCTCAACTCCATACCAAGTCATACCTGTTGTAACCGATCCTTGGGTTGGGTCAACTGCGTATAGCTTAGGGCAAAAAATTGTTAATGGTGGCAATGCTTACTATTGTACATCAACTGGGACATCAGCCGCTTCTGGAGGCCCAAGCGGGACTGGAACTGGGATAGCTGACGGCACTTGCGTGTGGAAATACATAACCAATGGGTTATATTCTTCCGTTCCTGTGAATGAGTTTAGGGTTCACGCTCCCTATCATCCTGGTATTGTTTTAAATAACCTTACCGCAGCGATGTATGACGGAGTAGTTCAGCCAGCTCAACAATTTGGTATTGATGTTGCAGCCGCTGGAGGTTCAAATACCAGCGGGTATAAGTCGGTTGTTTTTGCTCAAGATAATGTTGCGCATTGGTCAATTCAGAGTGATGGCGCTAAAGCTGATCTTGCATTTCAACATATTAATCTTTCAGGAGACGCTACATATTATAGGGGTTATTTTACCGGCGTACATGGCGATTTCTGTATTCAAAAACAAAACAATGATTTACAAAGTTTGCCTTTAGATGTTGCAGGGGCCATGAGGGGTGGAACAGATTTCAGAACTGATGTGACAGAAGTTCAATATGACAACCGAGTCAGGTTCCCCGGTAGATTTTCTTTTAATATGTATTACAAGGATGATGCTGCTAACAACGAATCAACCATACAGTTAGAGGGCGCTACTGGTTATCAAATTGGAATCAATGCGCCAAATGTTGTTGGTGTTAATGCGGCAGTTGCAATAAGCGCGGGTGATGGTGCTGGAAGTAGAAAATATATAACTTTTGATGGGTTTTATAATTCGTTATACCCAGCAGTCAGCGGGGCAACAAAACTTGGTAAAGCAGGTAATTTATGGTCTGAGGTTTTTGCTTCTACTGGCACTATTAACACTTCTGATGAGCGCCTCAAACAAGACATTGAAGATTTAGATGATGTTGAAAAACTGGTTGCACAATCTTTAAAAGGGCTGATAAAGAAATTTAGATACAAAGATGCAGTTTTAGAAAAAGGTGATGCTGCTAGAATCCATATCGGCGTAATAGCACAGGAAGTAATTTCTGCATTTCAATCTCAAGGTCTTGACGCAATGAAGTATGGCATTGTTTGTTACGACAAATGGGAGGCCACAGAAGACGAGATAGATCGAAATGGAGATATCACCAAGGCGGCAAAACCTGCTGGAGATCTTTATAGCATAAGATACGATGAACTTTTTGCATTCATAATTAGTACCCTATAACGGGTGGACAGGCCCATTTGGGCGATAAAATAGGAAATAAACATGGCACTTTCAGAAGTAACAAAGAACGACAAAATTGAGGTATTGCAACTGGCTGCTGGCTATCCAGTAATCCAAGTTCGTACCGCAACGATCATCAAGCGTGATGACACAGAGATCTCGCGTACATTTCACCGCCACGTCCTGTCACCAGATGCAGACCTGTCTGCCGAAGACGCAGACGTAGTTGTCATAGCCTCCGCTGTCTTTACCGATGAAGCCAAGGCAGCCTACGCCGCCTCGCTTGCTGACTAACATAATCAAGACACAATTTTAGGAGAATACTATGTCAACATTCGTTCTGCCATTTGCGCCACTTGGGGCAACAGTCTCATTCACGGCTGCTACACCAACGCCTCCAACTGCTGTACAAGCGCCAATAGGTGATACGTCAGGCACTAGCGCGGGTCAGTACCGGGTTGTCAATGACAGCACTGTCACTGTATTCCTTGGCGTTGGCGCCACATCTGCGTCAGCTATTGCAAACGCCAGCGCAGTGGCAACGTCTATCCCGTTACTTGCTGGAACCTGTGAAGTGCTGCGCTTTGGTCCCAATGTGTTCTTCACTGGCAAGTCAGCGTCTGATACTGCTGTTGTATATGTCACACCAGGTCAAGGCATCTAGCCAAGATGGGCGACTCAATCACCATTGAAAGGTTTTCAAGCCTGTTTGAGTACGCGCCTGATGGCAAGATTGATAGCTGGCGCATATTAAAGCCAGAGGCTGACGGAAGGTATCGAGGAGATTGTGACGACTTTGCCCTGACCGCTCTGTTCATCGAAACCGGATCGTTATCAAAGTTTTGGCGCGAGCTGATATTCGGCAGCGCCAAGGTATTCTTGGTCACTACGTCGAATGGTGGTGGACACGCGGTATTGAGATACAATGGGCGATACATTGATAACTGGTCTAGGTCTTGGGTTTCACGCGAGCACATGGAATCTGTCTACGGCCACAAATTTTCGTTCTGGCTTTTCCCTTGGCACACAACGGCCATTAAGATGCTGCTGGGCAAATTGAGAGGATAGACATGGAAATCCCAATCCTTAGCGGTGTTTATATTGATTCTGACCCGCGATTTAGGACGCTCTATCCTGTCAACCTTGCCCCTGTTCCGGTTCAAAACGGGATCAGCAATAGTTATCTGCGCCCAGCGGATGGCATGGTCCAAGAGGCTACAGGCATTGGCGTTGACCGTGGCGGTATCAACTGGAACGATGTCTGCTACAGGGTCTCTGGCAGCAAGCTGATTTCGGTTAGCGAGTCCAATGTGGTAACGGTCCTGGGGGATGTTGGCGGCTCTACGTTTGACCAGCATGTCAAGTTTGATTACTCGTTTGACCTCTTGGCAATCGCCAGCAATGACAACCTATTCTACTGGGATGGAGCCACGCTCACCCAGGTGACAGACATTGATCTTGGTACTGTCGTTGACATGGTTTGGGTAGACGGCTACTTCATGACCACTGACGGCGAATTCTTGGTTGTCACTGAACTAAACGATCCATTTGCTGTCAACCCGCTGAAGTATGGAGCATCTGAGATTGACCCTGACCCTGTTGTCGCGCTGCTGAAGTTACGCAACGAGGTTCATGCGCTAAACCGTTACACCATCGAGGTATTTGATAACGTCGGTGGCGAGCTGTTCCCGTTTGCTCGCATTGATGGCGCACAGATATCCAAGGGATGCGTGGGGGTTCACGCCTGCTGCGTATTCATGGAAGCAATAGCCTTTGTTGGGTCAGGTAGAAACGAGGCCCCAAGCATATACCTTGGCGCCTCTGGTCAAACGGTTAAGATAGCCTCTCAAGAAATAGACACGATCCTTCTCGATTACACTGAGGAGCAGTTAGCGGTGGCGCTTGTTGAGGCTCGCAACGACAAGGCCCACGAGTATTTGTACGTCCATCTTCCAGACCGGACCCTGGTCTATGACGCAACCGCAAGCAATCAGCTCAGGGCGCCAATCTGGTTGGTTCTGACATCCGCAATCACTGGCTTCTCGCAGTATCGAGCCAGGTCATTTGTTTGGGCATACAATAAGTGGCTCATTGCTGACCCGCAATCAACGGCATTGGGCACTTTTTCCGACACAGAAGGATCTCACTGGGGCGAGGATGTCCGGTGGGAGTTTGGCACATCGATTATCTACAACTCTGGCATGGGCGCGGTATTCCATGATTTAGAGCTGGTCGCGTTAACTGGCAGGGTCGATGCCGATACAACCATCAGCACATCGTGGTCCTATGACGGCGTTGAGTATACGGTCCCGGCTCCGATATCGACCGGAGGCCCCAATGACTTCCAAAAGCGTTTGTGCTGGAGGCGTCAGGGAAAGATGCGTAACTGGAGGCTTCAGAGGTTCCAAGGCGACAGCAGGGCGCACCTGTCATTTGCCAGACTGGAGGCTCGAATTGAGCCGTTGATGTTCTGATGGCAAATCCTAGACCATTAACGCGAGAAGAGCTTGCCAAGTTCCTGCCAGATCAGAGGTCCATTCGGGCGTTTGAGCAGCTATTTGCAATAATTCCAAGCGACATCATTGTATTGACCAAGTTAATCGAGGAGGTTGGTATAGAGGCCGTCTCAGCGATGGCTAGGGCCGAAAGTAACAGTGAGTCCTTGTCACGCATAGCCGAGGCCCTAGAGCTGCTCACAAGCGTTCCAGTGAAGCCTGAGAGCAATCACCAAGTAGTTGACTCAATTGACGTTAACCAGTATGCGCCGGTCAATTATGAAAGGGGCAGGATGTGGTGGAATGATTTTGACGACACGCTAAACATTGGCCACAAGAATGGAGTGATTCAGCAGGTCGGTCAAGAGACATACATGCACGTTGAGAATGGGACTGGCTCGCTCATACCAAACGGCACCATAATCGGTTTTGCTGGCGTCAATGGTTACATCAAGTGCTCGCCCTACGTTGCGAATGGAACGATCCCTGTTGATTACTATATAGGCGTAGTAACCCAAGATTTAGCCGCTGGCCAAGTTGGTATGGCGACCTTGTACGGGCAGGTCAGAGGAATCGATACCACTGGTTCGTCAGTAGGCGAGACTTGGGCAAAGGGAGACATTTTATATGCGTCTCCAACGATTCCGGGGAGCTTCACCAATATCAGGCCAACAGCGCCAAGTTCCGTGATCACTGTAGCTGCCGTGTTATCAGTAAGCTCAACCGATGGCCGAATCATGGTCCGGGCGACAGTACCAACAGGTTTTGCGTATGCGACCTACTACAGCACCGTCAGTCAGGCTTTGGCGGCTGCCAACACTCCGTATTTGGTGACGTATAACGCTTCAGGCGCGGTGCATGATATTTCATTGGTGTCTGGCACAAGCATAAAGGTAGCTCAAGCTGGGCTTTATACCATCAATGTCAAGCTACAGGTGACATCCTCTAACGCATCATCGTCAAAGGTTTATGCGTGGCTGGCCAAAAATGGCTCAGATGTACCAGGTAGCAGGAACGACTTTACGATTAAATCAAACGGCGACACCAAGCTAATGTCCTACACAAATCAGCTCAGTTTGCTGAAAGACGATTACATAGACATTAAATGGGCTGGAGATACCACCAGCCTTTTTCTTGATGCAATAGCGGCGACTGGATTTGCGCCTGCTGCATCATCTGCAAGGGTGTTTATTACACAGACCCAACTCTAGGACGGCATCATGACAGTCACAAACAAGGTACTAATTCAACCGCTATTGCTGACGGCAGCCCAGGTAACGCTGTACACCGCCCCAAGTGGCGCCAAGGCGATCATAGACAAGGCCACCGTTACCAATGTCAACCCAACAGATAACGTCTCAATATCCGTTAACCTGGTATCGCTGGGCGGGTCTGCAAGCACGACAAACCTATTAGTAGACGCAAGAGTGGTTGCCGTTGGCGAGACCTATGCTCTGCCAGAGATGGTAGGTCATAACTTGGCCACTGGAGACTTCATCAGCGTACTGGCATCTTCCGCGTCATCGCTGTCTCTGCGGGTCTCTGGCCGAGAGATAACTTGAATCTAGTTGATAAATAGACCAAAATATGCTCAGGCGAGTATCCGAGTTCCGTCTGCTCAAATGTTCCCTGAAAAGGAGATGATAATTGAGCGTAGCACTGGTTAAACCATTCGCAATAGCCAAGCATGAGGGTATCGAAGAAGTCGAGGCCGCGATGCTGAATCTGCCCCAAGCCGCGTGTGTAACTGTCCACCGATTTGGCCCTGGCATCTATATCCGCGAAATAACAATGCCTGCTGGGTCTTTAGTTATCGGTCATAGTCATAAATATCCTCACACAAATGTTGTTTTAAAAGGTACGGCAATTGTGCAACTCAATGGTGATATGCAAACAATCGTAGCGCCTTCTATTTTTGTTTCTGATCCAGGGCGAAAAATGCTCTACATTGTTGAGGAATGTGTGTGGCAGAACATTTACGCCACTGATGAGACTGATATTGACAAGCTGGACGCCATGTTCGTTGACAAAAGCGATACATGGACTGATCACGACAATGCTTGTAAAAAACTATTACTAGGAGAAGAATAATGGCATGGGTAGCAACAGCAATCATTGGGTCTGCCGTTGTCGGCGGGGCTGTATCATCAAGAGCGGCAGGCAAGGCGGCAAAGGCCCAGCAAGAGGCATCTGGCGCCAGCATTGAAGAGCAGCGATCTCAATTTGAGGCTATGCAGCGCACGCTGAAGCCATACGTTGATGCTGGAACACCGGCACTCCGACAGATTGCATCGTTTTCAGATGTTGCTCAGCCTGCACTTAATGAGCAGCAAGCATTGATTGGAATGTTTGGCGCAGAGGCTCAACAGCAGGCTATCAATAGAATCGAGCAGTCACCACTGTACTTGGAGCAAGTTCGCCAAGGCGAGAACGCCATTCTCCAGCAAGCATCCGCAACTGGCGGTCTTCGTGGCGGAAATATCCAGGCA